CAGGTACGAACTCAAGAAATGTTAGAACTTTGGAGATAACTATGAACATATTTTATTTTTATGATTGTCCTGTTAAATCAGCACAAGCACAACCTGACAAGATGCTAGTGAAGATGCCATTGGAAACAGCACAGATGCTTTGTACTGCACACAGAGAATTAGATGGTGACGAGTATGCAGACAAGGTAGGTTTGTACAAGAGAGCATACTGGAATCATCCTTGTACTGTATGGGCTAGAGAAGCCTATGCTAATTATAGATGGTTGTATAAACACTTCATTGCACTAGGAGAAGAATATACATATCGTTATGGTAAAGAACACGCTAGTGTAACTAAACTTAAAGATGCTTTAGAGTATGTTCCTTCAAATATTAAAGGTTCGTATCCTACATGGAGTAATCACATTCGGACACCTATAAAACAATGTATGCCAGATCAATACAAGAATGACGATCCTATCAAAGCATATCGTGACTACTGTATCAACGAGAAACACTATGCTAAGTGGGAACGAGGTAGAGATAAACCTAAGTGGTGGGTGAAGGTGGTGACTAATGAAAAAACCTAATCCAGTTAAGAAAAACATGGACAAGTTCCATAAACCTAAGACACACAGAGATAAGACTAAGTACACTAGAAAAGGGAAGGTGACTAATGAAATCAAAACCAAGTAAAGGTCAGAAGATATTAGTAACCTATGGCTATGACGATAAGACATGGTATCCTGCAGAGGTTAGAAGTTTGTTGAGCATACAGTTTACTGCAGAGCTTGACTACAAAGATGGAAAGAGAATTAATTTTTATATGTACAATGACAAGAACATAACTTGGAAGGAGAAATAAAATGGCAACACAAATAAGAAAGTTTGAACAAGATGCAATCGTAGATGTTATCTTTGATAAGGTAACTAAGTCTAAAAGAAATAAAGCAAATGGAGCAATTACAGGTTGTAAAGAGTACAGAGATTTACTGTCAAAAGCTAATGAAATTAAGGCTTTTGATAAGCAAATTAAAACTTTACAAGATCAGAGAGATTCGTTATCTAATAAAGTTTCAAGAGGAGTAGAAGAATACAATTCAGTTCGTGACTTTGAATTAAAGTATGACAGGTGGAATGCAGTATTGTCTACTCAGACAGGTATATGTGAATGGAGACTAAAAGAAAAGATAGCTAACAAGATTGCTATATCTTTACTGCCTAAAGATGCAATACAGAACATTGATGCAATCATTGAGAGCATTGCAAAGGAGTTTGAATAATGCAATTATCATTTGATTACTACGAGATACAGGAAGCAATACAGCTTTTTGTTAAAGAGAAACTAGGTATAGACATAGACTTAGAAGATATAAGTCCACATGATTATCCTAGTATTGAATACCGAGAACGAGTTCTTGCTTACAAGAAACACAAGAATGGAAAAGAAGTTAAAGATGAACACGGCTTTCGTGAAGTAGATTGGGATAAAACTACATACAAAAAGAAGTGGATTCAGTTTGATGATAGTGCTGATATAACTTTTTGGGTAGGGAAATAGTATGAGTGACAAAGAACTAATTAGAGACTACAAAAAGATGCAGTCAGACATTAGAAAATCTAAAGAGGACTTTCAAATGTTTGTTCATAATTTATATGTAGAAAACTGTTCTGAAAGAGCAGAACATGGTATGCCTTTGTATGATTCAAGCGAGGAATACTATCAAGAAAATAAAATGTTCATTCAGAATAAATATTTTGAACAAGATAAGTAAAATAATAGTTGCAATCTGTTTGTGTTCTATGTTATTCTATATGTTTGAAGCAGGTTTATGGTATGTAATGCCTGTAATAACATGGACGAATAACATATGAACGCAAAGAGAATGAAGAAAATTAGAAGGTTAGTCAAACCTATTCAAGTTGAATGGGTGCGTAGCCTATTGAACGAAGAAGAAGCACAGAAAGTAAATCTATCTAACATAGATACAATGCTTTCTAAACAAACACATTTTATGGTCAAAGGAACTATGTACCTATCTGCAATGACTGATAAATGGATAGTCAAATATATTAAAAAGTATCCCAGTATCACTTGCTTTAAAGATATGGTAGGTATTCCTGAACTTAAAAAGAAATTAGATTTAGGATGGTAAAAAAAATCTTGACATTGTATTTTTGTGTATGATACAATGTCATCATTGAGAACAGTTAAACATATTCCCCTTGTTTTTGTAGTCTATCTCCGTTTAACTCGCATCAACTAAAGCGCACTTCCGAGAGTAAGTGGTTCTCAAAACTCTCACTTTCTTTTAACACTAGCCATATGGAGGATTGAACGATGGCAATTTTAGATGGAACAGGTTATTGGTGTTCAATAACCACACCAAACACAAAGTTTGAACCAGTTTATAGTGTCAACTTAGTTGTTGATGAAGAAACTGCAAATGATTTTGCGTCTAGAGGACACAAAGTTAAACAGATGGAAGAAGGTCCTGCGCTAATTATCAAGCGTAAAGTTAACGGACCGAAGGGAATGGTAAGACCTGCACCTCGTTTAATTGATGTCAACAAACAACCTTTAGATGTAGCCGTGGGTAATGGTTCTAAAATTCGTGTGCAGTACAACGAATACAGTGGAACAGGTGCTTATGGTCCTTATCAAGGATTAGATTTACAAGCTGTTCAAGTTGTAGATTTAATCCCTTACAAGAACGCAGATGGTTCTGAGTTCTTTGAAGATGGAGAAGGTGGAGAGGAGTTTTAATATGGAAGAAGAAACTCAGAAACCTTTTACTATTGATGGTGTGCAAATAAACCCTGATGAATTATCAGAGCAAGGCAAGCATATTGTAGCTAGGCTTCACAAGTTAGCTAACGAAAGAAATTTATTGCTTGTTCAGCTACAAGAAAAAGAGATAGTAATCAAGGCTTTTCGTAATCAACTTATTGCAGATTATCAAGAAGATGAAGCCGTTGAAAAGGAGGACAAAGAAGCGGTGAATAACTAAAACATAAGAGGTAGTCTACACGATACCTCTTTTTTTTCTAAGGAGATAGAATGGAAACAAAATTTGTAAAACATAAACAACCTTGTCCATTATGTAACAGTAGTGATGCTGTTTCTGTAAATGAAAATGGTTCAGCAAAATGTTTCAGTTGCAATAGTTTTATTCCTAATTATGACAGACCTATGCAAACACAACCAGTATCAGTAGTTTCATCACAACCTAAAATAGAAAGTGTAGAGTTAAGTTTTAATGCTCTTACTGACCGAGGTATATCTAGAGATACTGCTGTTAAGTATGGTGTAAAAAGTGAAATGTTTGCAGGTAAAATAGTTAAACATATCTATCCTTATTACAAAGGAACAGATATTGTAGGAACTAAAGGCAGGAATGTAGAAAAGAAAAACTTCTACTGTAACGGAACGCTAGAAAACACAGGACTATTCGGAGAACAGCTATTCAAACACGGAGGTAAATACCTCACTATTACAGAAGGAGAGTGTGATGCTATGGCAGTTTACGAAATGTTCAAAGGTAACTGGTCTGTGGTTTCACTGAAGCGTGGTGCTAGTGCTGCTGTTAGAGATATACGAGAGAGCATAGAGTTTGTTGAGTCATATGACAATGTTGTGCTTTGCTTTGACTCTGACAAGCAAGGCAGAGAAGCAGCTAAGAAGGTAGCTAAGATACTTAGACCAAACAAAACTAAGATCATGACTTTACCAACAGAGTATAAAGATGCCAACGATATGCTCAAAGCTAAAGCATTTAAAGAGTTTAACAAAGCTTTTTGGGAAGCCAAAACTTATACTCCGTCTGGAATACTAGAGCTATCAAGTAAGAAAGATGATTGGTTGAACAGAGAAGTGAAAGAGAGTGTTGCCTATCCGTGGGAAGGTCTTAACAAAAAACTCTTTGGTATGCGCAAAGGAGAGCTTGTAACACTTACAGGTGGCACAGGTCTTGGTAAGTCTAGTGTGACTAGAGAGTTAGAGCATTGGCTTATTAAGAATACCGAAGACAATGTAGGTATTGTTGCTCTTGAAGAGAACTGGACTAGAACTACTGACGGACTCTTATCTATTGAAGCTAATGACAGGATATATCTTAACGAAAAGCGTAATAAATATTCAGATGAAGAACTGTCTAATTTATTTGATAAAGTTATTCAGAAAGGTAGAGTATTTGTCCATGCTCACTTAGGTGCAACAGATATAGACGAGATCTTTTCTAAGCTACGATACATCATAGTTGGTTGTGAATGTCAGTGGGTTGTAGTTGATCACTTACATATGCTAGTCAATGTGATGACAGAAGGAGACGAGAGACGAGGTATTGATAGTTTAATGAATCGTCTAAGATCTTTGGTAGAAGAAACAGGAGTAGGTATGATTCTTGTTTCACATTTACGAAGAGCAACAGGAGATAAAGGACATGAGAAAGGTGTAGAAGTTTCTTTGTCTCACTTAAAAGGATCTCAAGGTATTGCACAGTTATCTGATTGTGTGATAGCATTAGAAAGAAACCAACAGGCAGCTAATAAAAAAGAAGCCAACACAACAAAGGTCAGGGTTTTAAAGTCAAGATATACAGGAGATACAGGACTAGCTTGCCAGTTAGTTTACGACTCTGATACAGGAAGACTGTACGAAGATACTGACCAAGAAACATTTGACAACGAGGTTACAGACTATGAGTTCTGAAATAGTATTCGATATTGAAACAGACGGATTGAAACCTACTAAACTGTGGTGTATAGTGGCTAAGTCTACGACAGGAGAAATACAAAAGTTTCCACCTGATAAAATACAAGAAGGTATAGAGTATTTAAAAAGTGCAGACACTTTGATAGGTCATAATATTATAGGTTATGACATTCCTGTAATCAGAAAACTATATGGAGTAGAGCTAACTAATAAAGTTTATGATACATTGGTTGTGTCTAGACTTGCTAATCCTGCACAAGAAAACGGACACAGTTTGAAAAATTGGGGATTTAAAATTGGTTACCATAAATTAGAATCTCCTGATTCGTTTGAAGAATACACACCTGAAATGCTAAAATATTGTGCGCAAGATGTTCTTTTAAATGAGTTAGTTTATGAAAGATTGAAAAAAGATACTGTTCTTTTTGATAATGAATCCATAGACTTAGAACACAAAGTTGCAGTTATTATTCAACAACAGCGTGAAAATGGTTTTGCTTTTGACGAGAAAGCTGCTATGACTTTACTTGCAGATTTACAACACAGAATGGAAGAAGTTAAAGAAGAAGTTAGAGTTACATTCAAACCTAAATTAATAGACGATAAACTTGTTACACCTTATGTAAAGAAAGATGGAACATTATCTAAGCGTGGACTTACTGATGAAGAGTACGACAACTGCTTGTGGTTTGGAAACAACGAACCATTCATGCGTAAGAAGTTAGTTGAGTTTAATCTTGGCAGTCGTAAACAGATTGGAGAATACTTAACAGACTTTGGTTGGAAACCTGAACGATTTACACCTACTGGTCAACCTATTGTAGATGAAGGAACTCTTAAAAAGATAAAGCACATACCAGAAGCACAGTTGATAGCAGAGTTTCTGTTACTGCAAAAACGCATAGCTCAAATATCTTCTTGGATAGATGCTGTTGAAGACACTAGAATACATGGTGCTGTAATATCTAACGGAGCTATCACAGGACGCATGACGCATCGAAGTCCAAACACAGCTCAGATTCCGAGCCTGAGACAACCTTATGGTAAGGAATGTCGTGCTTGTTGGACAGTAGATGAAGGTAATGTTTTGTTAGGTATAGATGCTTCTGGATTAGAACTGAGAATGTTAGCACACTATATGAATGACGAGGAGTTTACTAATGAAATTTTAAATGGTGATGTGCATACTGCCAACCAAAAACTAGCAGGTCTAAAAACTAGAGACGTTGCTAAGACTTTTATTTATGCTTTAATGTATGGAGCAGGAGATGCTAGGCTCGGTAATGTAATGAACGCTAGTGCTAAAGCAGGTAAGAAAGCCAGAGAGTTATTCTTTGAAAACAAACCTGCATTTAAAACTTTAAACGATAAAGTAAAACAAACTGCTATGGTCAGAGGTTACTTAAAAGGATTAGATAAAAGAGTATTGTGGATTAGAAACGAACACGCATCTTTAAATACTTTATTACAAAGTGCAGGAGCTATCGTAATGAAGAAAGCTTTAGTTATTTTTGACAATAAGTTAAGGAAACATTGGTTAGAGCATATGTTTGTAGCTAACATACATGATGAATGGCAAATGGAAGTACCTAAAGAACACGCTAAAACTATTGGAGAACTTGGAGTCAGTTCTATTATAGAAGCAGGAGAAGAATTTAAACTACGCTGTCCTTTGGATGGTGAATACAAGTATGGGAGAGATTGGAGTGAAACGCATTAAAATGAACAGCAATAGAAAAGGAGACTTTGCAGAGTATTACGCAGTCACTTGGCTATGGGATAATGGATATGAAGTATTTCAAAACTCAGGTTGTACAGGTCCTATAGATATGATTGCTATGGATAAAAAAGGTGACATTACTTTGATTGATGTTAAGACAGCACAACCAGACCACAGAACAAATTCAGGAAATAGAATTCAATTTAAAACAGGAAGAACTAAAAAACAAATAGAGTTAGGTGTTCAGTTTTTATTGTTTAATCCTGACACTAGGAAACTGAGATTTGCGGAGCATAAAGATGACGAATAAAAAAACACTAGACAACTTGGTAGATAACATATATAATAAGTTAGATGACCTTAACAAAGGTAAAAGTCTAGGTATAACTAAAAAGCAAGCAGATGCTTTTGGAAAAGCCATGAGTTCTGCATTACTTGAATGGTCTAAGCCTTACAAAAAAGAAAAAGGCTCTACACTTAGAATGTCTAACATAGGTAAAGCCGATAGAAAACTTTGGTATGAAGCTAACCATGAGCTTAAAGATACACCAAACCACCCTTCTACTTATATAAAATTTCTTTACGGACATCTGCTCGAAGAACTTGTAATCATGTTAGTAAGACTAGCAGGTTACGAAGTTACTGACCAACAAAAAGAAGTTGTTGTTGAAGGTGTAAAAGGACACATGGATTGTAAAATAAATGGAGAAGTTATAGATATTAAGTCAGCATCTAGTTTTTCATTTAAAAAATTTAAAGAAAAGACTTTACCAGAGAACGATCCTTTTGGATACATAGGTCAAATATCTGGATACGAAGCAGCAGAGAAGACTAACAAAGGAGGATTCTTAGTTATAGATAAATCTACAGGTGCTATAACTTTATATAGACCTGACGAGTTTGATAAGGTTGATGCTAAGAAAAGAATCAAAGGTCTTAAAAAGACTATTAAAAAGAAACAGCCACCACCTCGTTGCCATGATCCAATACCTAGTGGTAGTTCAGGTAACATGGCTTTACCAAGAGACTGCTTCTATTGTCCGTTTAAGTTTGAGTGTCACAAAGATTCTAATGACGGACAAGGTTTAAGAACTTTTAAATACGCAAGAAGCTTGGCTTACTTAACCAAAGTAGTAAGAGAGCCTAGAGCAGAAGAAGTTTTTCCAGATGCGTAAACCTAGAAAAGCTAGACCAAAAGAAAAAGGTGTGCCTAAAGGGTATGATAGTAAGTGGGAACATAAACTACATACAGGTATTTTAAAACATTGGAATCATCATTCTGATTACATAGAATATATTATCAAAAGAAAGTACGAACCAGACTTTGTTAAGGATAAAATTATTATCGAAGCTAAAGGTAGGTTTTGGGATCATGCAGAATATAGTAAATATATCTGGATTCGTAAGTCATTACCTGATACAATGGAGATAATATTTTTATTTCAAAAACCTTATGCGCCTATGCCTGCTGCAAAGAAAAGAAAAGATGGAACAAAAAGAACACACGCAGAATGGGCAGAAGCAAACGATTTTAAATGGTACACAGAAGAAACTTTACCAGAGGAGTTTAAAAATGAGTGATGTAGTAAACAACCCTGAACACTATAATCAGGGAAGCATTGAGTGTATTGATGCTATCAAAGCTATGTTAAGCACAGAAGAATACATAGGTTACTTGCGTGGTAACTCACAAAAGTACAGATGGAGATTTAGATACAAGAATGGAATAGAAGATTTGAAGAAAGCAGAGTGGTATGAAAAACAATTAATTACAATTTTAGAAAAAACAAAAAAGGAGTTTTACAATGCTAGGTAGATTATTATACATGATACCATTTTTTGGAATGGTAGCAGGAGTATACTTTATATGGACTGCAGATATTAGAGGAGCTTTATTGTTAGCAGGATTAGCTTTAACACAAAGTTTAATATGTTTACTTTATGTAGTATTAAACATTATAGCTCACGGACACGATGGAATTTTAGAAGTAGAAGTACAGTTGAGAGATGCTTTAATGCCTGCAATATTCTTAATTCTTTCTTCTTCTTCATTTTTAATATTAACTTTACAGATTGCAAAGGATTTTATGATATGAGTACAGGATTACCAACAAACTATCAACAGTTTATTCATCTAAGTAGATATGCTAGATGGAACGAAGATAAACAAAGAAGAGAAACTTGGAATGAAACAGTGGCTAGATACTTTGATTTTTTTGAAAAACATTTAGTTGAAAACTTTATGTTAAATAAGCACGACTATGTATCTGCTAGAAAATATTTAGAAAAAGCTGTTCTACATTTAAACATCATGCCAAGCATGAGAGCGTTGATGTCTGCAGGAGAAGCTTTACAGAAAGATAATGTTGCAGGATTTAACTGTAGCTATGTAGCTGTAGATAGTCCTAGAGCTTTTGATGAAACACTTTACATACTTATGTGTGGTACTGGTGTCGGCTTTAGTGTAGAGCGTCAATATATAAACGAACTACCAGATCTTCCAGAGGAGTTGTTTCCTACGGATACAGTTATTAAAGTAGCTGATTCTAAAATAGGATGGGCAAAAGCCTACAAAGAGTTACTTTCTTTGCTATATGCAGGGCAGATTCCCACTTGGGATGTATCTAACATTAGACCTTATGGTGCTAGATTAAAAACATTTGGTGGTCGTGCTAGTGGTCCTGCTCCACTTGAAGAGTTGTTTGATTTTACTATCAATATATTTCGTGATGCCATGTCTAAAGGACAGCGTAAACTTGTGTCAATAGATTGCCATGATTTGATGTGTAAGGTTGCAGAAGTGGTAGTCGTAGGTGGAGTAAGGAGAAGTGCTTTAATCTCTCTCAGCAACCTCTCAGACAACCGTATGCGCAATGCTAAGTCAGGTGCTTGGTGGGAAGACAATCAGCAGAGAGCTTTGTCTAATAACTCTGTAGCCTATACAGATGCTGCAGAAACTGGTGCGTTTATGCGTGAGTGGTTATCACTATACGAATCTAAGAGTGGTGAGCGTGGTATCTTTAATCGTCAAGCAGCAGAGAAACAAGCCGCTAAGAACGGTAGAAGAGAAGAATATAAAGACTTTGGATGTAATCCTTGTAGTGAGATTATCCTACGCAACAAACAATTCTGCAATCTAACTGAGGTTGTTGTTAGACCTGATGATAATCAGAACACTTTAGAATCTAAAGTCAAAGCTGCTACAGTTCTTGGAACATTTCAAGCTACACTAACAAACTTTAGATACTTGACTAGCAAATGGAAACATAATACAGAAGAAGAATCTTTACTTGGTGTGTCTCTTACAGGTATCATGGATAATAAAGATATGCTAAATGGTAAAATAGATTTAGAAAAACTTAAAGAGGTAGCTATTAAATACAATAAAATATGGGCTACTAAGATGGATATACCACAGTCAGCAGCTATCACTTGTGTCAAACCTAGTGGAACTGTAAGTCAGTTAGTAGATAGTGCTTCTGGTATTCACACTAGACATAGTAAATATTATCTTAGAACAGTAAGAGCAGACAAGAAAGATCCTCTAGCTAAACTAATGGTTGATGCAGGAGTATATCATGAAGATGACCTTACTAAACCAGAGCATACTTTAGTCTTTTACTTTCCAATGAAAAGTCCTGCAGGTGCATTGACTAGGAATGATTTATCAGCAATAGAACACTTGAAGATATGGAAAGAATATCAAGATAAATGGTGTGAGCATAAACCTTCTGTGACTATCTCAGTAAAAGAAAATGAATGGTTAGAAGTAGGTGCTTGGGTACATAAAAACTTTGATGATATATCGGGTATCTCTTTCTTACCATACTCAGATCATTCATACAAGCAAGCTCCTTATCAGGAGATAACTTATAACGAATATAGGAAATGGCTAAAGAAAACTACAGACACAGTTGATTGGTCAAAGATTACCGAATATGAAAAAGAAGACAACACAGAAAATACAAAGGAACTAGCGTGTAGCGCAGGCACATGTGAAATAATATAATGAGAAAAAAAAGAACGGAAGCTAAATTATTAGGGTATACAATTCTGTTTAATAGAAAAGGACAGCTAATAACAGAAAGAACTACAACAGATATAAAACAATTAGAAAAAAAATTAACAAAAGAAAATTATAATCTATTACAGTCTGTCATAAGAAGCGGAACAAGAGAGCTTGACTCTGTTCATAATAAAATAGAAGCAGATCTGAACGCAAGAAAAGGATAAGGGCAAAGCAAACTGCAATGCCCTTTTTGTATACTATTTAATCTTTATAGATACTGGTTTGTCTTCTTCTGGAACAATGCGTTCCATTTTAATAGTCAACATTCCATCTTTAAGTTTAGCATCTTTGATTTCAATATCATCTGCAAGATTGAAACTTCTTTTAAAGTTTCTACTGGCTATTCCTTTGTAGATAGTTTCATCTTCACTATCATCTATTGAAGAACCTTTAATTGTTAAAATGTTTTTTTCTCTAACAACATCTAAGTCTTCTTTAGATATACCTGCAACTGCCATCTTGAGTTCGTAGGTGTTTTCTTTTTTTGTCATGTTGTATGGTGGGTAACCTGATCCTCTATCAATATTTTGTAAACGATACATATCATCGAACAAAGCATCGAATCCAATAAATGAGTTTGAGAATATAGGTTTAGTGAGGTCTAATAAGAATTTATTAGTCATAGTATTTACTCCTTTTTATTAAGCAAGTTATTGTTATTATTGGCGCACATTATGCCACACCAATATTTATATTATATAGTCGTATGCTAAATTGTCAAGTTTAGCTTCCTTGTCTGATTGTAATATTAGAACTGCTACCACCGTTAGTAGTAATCTGATTTACTTTACCTTCCTGTTCAATCCGAATGTTGTACGAGCCTGCTTTATCTACTTTCATTTCTAATGTATCTTCGATAGCTCTAAGAAACTTTAAATGCGTGTCAGTTATAAAGGTACTTATCTGTGTGTTGCTGTCGTATCCTACTGCTGTACCTTTTACTCCATCAGCAGACAAAGACTTCTCAGCTTTTTCTAGTTCGTCAACCTCTTGTATCACATCTAAAAGATCTTCTAGAAAGTTACCTGCCAAATAGTCTATATCAAGTTCTGTATATTCTAGTTCGTTTTCTTTTAGTTCGTCTTCATCTAAGTCACTAAACTCTAGCAAGTCTACATCAAGTATGTTATCTGCTACTGCAGTTCCTTCTTCTGTTTCTATATCTTGTCTTTGTGGTGGATTAACGATCAACATATTGTCTATCATGTCAACAGTCAGATCAAGAATAATAGCAGGAGTTGGCGCAGTTTCAAAGTTATAGACCGTAGTACTTTGGTAAGGTTCATTGAGCAGTACATCACCGAGAGCTGTGTAGACAACAATTTCACCACTGGCTTTACCTGTTTCATCAGGTAGAAGTATCACCAGAGCTTCACCAGTTTCTTTTACAGTTATTGTGAAGTCTGTACCTCTTATTCCAATCGTTGCTGCATGAGTTCTGATTGTAATGTTATCTTTAGGTATGCGTGGCTTCTTACTAGATATAAAACGACCTGTTCCTTTTACAAAGTTTAAAGCAAGACTTGACTTACTAGGATTAGGATCAAACACAAACTCATCAATGATAACATTGCTGTGTTCAGTAAGTCTTATTGTAGTATCGTCTCTAAATGTAACACCCATCCTGCCTTTAGCAGTCTCAAGCCTGTCCATAGAATTAAGAGAAAAGTCTATAACACTTTCGTATGGCTTGTCTCTTACTACTCTGGTGTTTCCATTCAGTTCTGTAATACTTCCTATATCAACATCCAACTGCTGTGCCTTGATCATCCTGATTAACGCATACTGTTCCGTTGTTTCCGTTAGATGTAATGCGCAACCAATCGTTATCCAAAGTAGACTGCTGATCAACATCAAACGACCTTGAGTTACCATCGTGTTCCAACTTAAAGTACCCAGACGCATATCCATCTCCATCATAATTAACTGTGTTACTGTCACCATCAAGATCTATGTAGTTCGTAGCCGAGTCTACATCTAAATCAATATTAACAGTATTTGAATCTCCTTGAACTATAGTGTCTATATCTGCACCACTTGCTAAAGCATTAGTAGCTAGATCAAGTGAGAATGTATTTGTATTTCCGTCAACATCTACATTTACATTTGAGTTGTCAGCACCATAAGTATTTGTAGGATCAACTTGAATAGTGTACGAGTTTGTATCACCATCGAAATCAAATATACCTGTAAATGTATCACTTGTAATATCTCCAAGCATCTTGTTATTGTTACCTATCTGATTGACATCTAATGTCATGGTTGTACCATCAAGATCAAACGGAGTCATTGAACCATGTGCAGAGTTCAGTCCTCCAATTATGTTACCACTTCCTAATTGCTCAAGATCTATATTTGCTGTAGCACCGACTTGATCTACATAGATTTCGTTATCATCAGCTATTACGCTATAAGACATAAGCAACAATAAGCTAATTAGTTTCTTCATATTCCCAATACCTCCTGATTATTCCTGTTTTAATTATATCTAACACACCTTCTTCTATTGCTTGTTGTAGAGCTATAGATGTTGATTCGTTCTCTGCAGCTCCACCTTCTATTTCAACAAGCTCTGTTCCATTAGATATGAAACGAAACAAGTCTTGAGAAATTCCTACCGAGATAATACTTTTACTTACTAATACCTCTATCAATACTTCACCTGTTGAAACAGATACAAGTCTTAAAGATATAGTGATTAAGTCTTCTCTATATTCTTTGGAGCTTCCTATACCTAAATATCTAGCTCCAATACCTCCTGATTTTATGTTTGTATCTATGCTTATTACAGCACCTTGCATTAAAAGCCCTGCCAGTAAAAGAGGTTTTACGCTACTGTCCTCTTCAAATGTTTCTCTTGTACTGCGTATAAGTTGCCTTTCTTTAGTCAACGAGTCTAATCCAACACGCTCTGCTACTTGAAAGAACTCTCCATTTGCTGCGTGTTTCAAAGCTCTTATAAGAAAAGCTTCTGGTGCTTGTGTAATAGCTGTAGAGAACAACGCAAACTGTCCGTTGCTTTTTCTTTGTCCTGTTTGATCTACAAAGCTATTAGGATATATAGCTATAACTGGTTTTCTTTTTGCAGGTGGTACATTTTTTAGTTCTTCTGATTGTAAATCTAGAACGGATGCTTTTTCTATAATGATATAAGGTATGCCACCTTCTTCAAGCAACGAAGTATATCTTGGCGCACAACTAGAAAGTAAAGCTACCAATAGGAACAGAAATACTGGTGACGCTACCTTCTTCATCTGTAATAGTAAGTGTAATAAGTTCGTTTTCAACTTTGTATTCAATAGTGTTTCCTTCTAGCTCAAGTGTACCTGATGTTTGTGGTGTTTCTCCGAACAGTTGCTCTACCATTTGCCTAGATAACTGTGCGTAGATTCTGCTTTCTAAGTTACGAATAAACCTTGCAAGTGTAGTGTTGTCTGCTTCTCTAGCTAACTCATCTTTATAAGCTTCTATTTCATCTTTAATAGCTTGCTTTCTAGTAGCTTCCTGATTTTCTATCGTAAGATAATGACTAGATGTATTTATTCCAGAGAAGCTAGGGCTTTTAAACTTGTAAAGTATTTCGTCTGCATATAACTTAGCAGATAAAATAAATAAAAATATAATAAGATATATACAAAACGTAGCTAGTATATCTAAATTTAAAACTTTAATCTTTTCTCTGATCTTCACGGTCTGCTTTACTCACTTTATCAATTTCAATTAAGTTAGGAATACCTAACAAAGTTTTAAGGAGAACATCCTGCCTAATAGTTTGATTATCAAGGGATCTTACTCTATCTATTAAAGCTACTATTATCCCATATTGCGAATCTAGTTTAGTACTAAGCCTTTCTTCCATAGCATTTAAACTAGCGTCTACCTTCTCATCAACAACATCTATCTTC